ACTCTGCAAGTAAGCTTGGTAGTCGTTGGGTATAATCCCTTCTTCTACGGCTGACGACCAGACGTTCAATCTATATGTATAAGTTTGTAACCATCGGTTCCATTTCCTTGAGGTCGCCTTCTTTGACAATTGAGAAAAGTCAGTTAGGTCCTCGTGGAACGGTGGGCGTAAAAACCCCACTAAGTTGGTAACATCTGAAACATATGGCATATTGGGCCACTTAGTCTCAATGTACTTTCTCAGAAACTCAGCAGTTCTAACCTTACCTCTTCTAAAGAGGTTCGATTCTGCCGCAAGAAGCGATGCTAATTTCTTAGCAGGCGATCCTTCAGTAGATTCAAAATTCGTATACTTAATGTATACCGGGGTGATGTCAACACCTTTATAAGCGTGACATCCGCACGACTCCCTGAAAAATGACTTTGCAAAACTCTTAGATTCGTTTATTTTCATACCGAACCTAGGAAGCCATTCGTATACCAAAGGTACAACGGAGGACGGTAAAACAATGTCGTCGCCGTATACGCTAACTTGGTTACATAGAGCCTTTCTTTTCATATGTGTCATGTCTGTGCAGTAAATGAGGATAACTGCACGCACTAAGAAAAAGTGCACTAAAGACATGATCGGGAAGCAAATCGCCGAACCCATTGGTGCGAATTTGTTCGTCGCCAAGTATTCGGTTTGGGTAGCCCATGAGGGTGGTTTCACCAGTTTTGATGAAGCGGCCTCTAATGCGTTAGCCCAATCAGGTGTATTCTGAACCATATAGCTCACAAGTAATCGAGCGATACGGTCAGATGCTTCGGATTCATCTACAGTCGCGTCTTCGCGGTCTGCAGATGCCGATTGTGCAAGAGTTCTATGCACATCCTGATTTCTAATGGGTATGAACGAATTTAATTTACGCTCAATAGCATTATACAGTACACGGCGTAAGCCTTGCTGTATATATTGGACTTCGTTTGCCTCTTTACATATACCCCTCCATTTAACAAAGGTTTTCGGAACTAGCAAGTATTCCGAATGGGGTTCATCTTCAGGAGCATTGTTAAGCTCTAAGAAGAGACGCGACTGCTGCACTAAGTCCCACGGATGAGTGTAAAACCACTCCTCATACGGGAACGCAGTATTCAGCGTTTTATACAACACATGTGGCGCGTAACGCATGTGTTTCGGTACACCACCAACCACGGCGCCAGGTCCGGGTCGAGGAACATTATCTGCACCAAACGGTGATACGTCAGATACAAAACTGTCCCATTGAGTACAGAGCGACCTAATGATAGGTTGTAAAAGGTCTGCATCAAAATCGATGCGTCCTAGCTCTACATCAGTGGCAACGAAGTCATCATAATGTTGTTGATGACTGTTTTCATCAGCAGGACCGCGAAGCTTTTTAAAGCACGTTGAAACGTTGTAAATAACGTCAATGGCGGCACCCTGTTGCTCTGCACTATAGTTCCTTTCATTTGT